TGGGGCCAACAGCGATATGTATATCCAAACTTGGATGGTACTCCTGTAAGCGTGTCTGTAAAAGATATTATGCTGTGGACACAAACAGTGTCATATCAGCAACCACAGAACGCCAAAGCAAAGCTGGCAGCAAGATACAAGATTAGCTCCACCAAGTCTATAGTTGTTCCTATTAACAAGAATACAGCTGCAAAGTCGGGTCTTAATTTTACATTAGAACCGAGTCAAAGCTTGAAGGAGTTGATATCTTCTGCGGTAGAAGGTGGAATATCACTACTTGATATAGAAACTGGACCAATATCCCATAAGGGTAGAGCAGTAATCAAAGTATATGTTGGCAAGACATATATTGGTCGTATCAAGATTCTTGATGGTGATCCAAGCACAACAAATCCAGATGCATCTCATACGTTTAGTATGACACTTGGAAAACTTGGAAATATCACGACAGCATTGCCAAGCATCAACAAGTTTGATATAAACTTCTTTGCTTATGGTATAGACAATGATGTGTTGATAAGAAACCTGAAGTTTACACTTATTAAGTAAGTGTTAAGATTTAAATCTATAGATAAACACATGACCATCGTAATTGTGGAAAGCAACTTCAATTAGTCTTTCCACAATTCGCCAATCTCCTCCACCAAGCCCACATCCCATAAGATATGGAAATCCAACATCTGGAAGTGGAAGGTCTTCATCATTATCAACGAGATGATTCTTCATCCCTTCGAGGGCGTTATAAAGAGCATCGTAGTTTGTTTGACGCTTTCCCTTGCCATAAAGGTTCTGTCCATACAAATTAAATATTTTCTTGAACGGTCCATTATCTAAATGGCAAAAACTAAAGTTTCCAAGAACGGCCTTGCCATCTTTGTATGCCATAGTATCTGCGTGATATGCCTTGGGATACATATCTTTGATGCTTTTGGCAATACCTGCTCCGAATGTGTTTTGACAGTTTGCTTGATGGCCAATAACCTGAACATCTGTTGCGGTTAGTAGATTTCCGTCTTTGTGTATTAGAGTTTTCATAAGTTATTCATCCTTTCCATGATGATCTGGTGAAACTATTTTTCTTGGACTTAATTCTCTTACAATTTCACTCCATTCGACTGGTCTGCATTTCCATTCCCATCCAACATCAATTCTATTGAGCGTTAAGTCTTCTTTGAGATTGCGATGGCAATGCCCATGCAGATGATAAGCACCCTTGCTTATTCTATTCCACGAAGCGATTGGATAATGTGTAAGCACAATACTTGTGTCATCAATCCAAATTTCGGCATAATGTCCAAGGAATGTAAATGGACTATTGGGATAGTTGAGTGGATATATTTCAATGTCATCGGCAAGCAATCCAAGTTGACTGCGACAATCGTCATACATCTGTTGAATACCAGCATTGTGGTTTCCCCAAATGAAGTATTGATGCTTGCATGGGTAGTGAACAATTCGTTGTGCGTATGAAAGTGAATTGTCTCTTGCCCCAATCACCATATCACCGAGATTGAACAAAATGTCATTGGGACCAACATGCTCTTGAATCATTTCATGAGTATGTTGATATGCCTCGTTGATATTTTTATAATTGCGAGGACCAAGTATGAATGGCTTGTCGTGACCCAAATGAAGATCGGATACAAACCAGATCTTTTGGTCCTTGCTATTTAATGAAATGCGTTTCACTTGATTGTATTTCTGAAGTTTTCAGCAATGCTACGAATATTCATTGCACCGATGGGATTCATACTGTGAACAATATAATCTGGAAATGACTGGTTATTGTCCATACAATATTCAATCAGCCACTTGGCACAATCATAGCCTGTTTTTTCTTTATATTCATCATACTTCGGCTTCCCAACAATATAATGTTCTTCTCCAAGATCGTGATCAAACGTAATAAATTCTGGCAATCCGTTTTTTGTGATATAATCAACGAATTGATTGTAGTTACGAACAATTACCCACGGTCCTTCTGGTAATTTTACCCAATTCACAACTTTTGGATCTCTGATATCGTCTAAAAATAGTTTATACATAAATAATGATAGTATCCTTTTTGTGTTTTCTGGCAAGATTAATCGAATGCATTGTGCCTTTTGATTTTCCATCCCAAAAAGCAATTACTTTATCCGAATGCTTGATGATCTGCTCGTTACGAATATATCCAGCGGATTTGCCGTGTTTATTCCAATCGGCGGGAAATTCTGTGTATTTTAGTTTGAATTCATTGGCAAATTTCTTACCAAGAGCATCTGCACCTTTGGCTCCGCCGCTGACAATCTCGTCAACACGATTGGAGTCGATACAGAAGTGGAAATCCACGTAATGTACCACCTTGTCATAATCATTGAAGTCTCTGCTTCCTATGATCGCGAGTTTCATATAATAGCATCATTATATGAGTCGAGGTATTTGTCAATCATCAATTTTGCGACCTTGATTCCTTCTTGGTTGTTTGTCTTTTCAAACCGCTCCAACTTTTTATGCCAGTATTCAAGATCGTCCAATATCTTTGATTTTGTGTGACTCATTTTGTCTACTTCCATAACCGTATAATAATCTAAATATATTAAAAAAAAGGTATAATATGTTTTGAGAAAAACTTTCAGAAAATAAAAAACATTGACATGACCCTTTTATCTGATAATTATTATTGCTGTTCTTTGATACCAATTTTAGAAGTGTGTAGGGTAGTTAAAAGGGCCGCTGTTTAGGAAACTCGCGGTCATTCTTTCACGACAACTTAGTAGGCATCAAGTTTCTCTTGTATAAAAGCCGAAGTCAAAAAGATAGGACGAGTCATCCGAAAATGACTCCGGTGCCGATGCCCAAACATCGGTCCCTACACGCTTTCTCTTTATGGGCGTGTTCTGGATTCTACTATATAGTTTAGATACAGTCCGCAAGCACAGAGTCTAATGTCTCTGTATAATACCCGTTGGAAAAAATAAATGCTAAGAGAAATCTTGCAAAGAAGACCGTAATCTCTGTCTCATTCAAAAAGAGCAGCGATTCCGAGCTTCTCGCCGCAGCCTAATAAGGTTGCCCGTTCTATCATATGACACAGATAATATGAATAGAGCGTTCATCATCTGTCCGTTTGCATAAGATAGAAGATGGTAGTGCAAATCAAATACTAAACTTCAACTTCAATGTGGTGCTCTACCAAACATTGTCGGATTATAAGAGATAAGCTTGTATATGGTTGTAGTTATATTATACAGCACCGGGGTTCAACTCCCCGCACGTCCACCATTTTTTAATATATACGTTCAAAAATTTTCTTGACGAAACCGTTTGCAAGAATATAGTTATTCATACTTTACAAAACGTGAAGTATATAACAATAAACTAAATAAAATATATATGACAAAGAAAATCATAGTAACTATCATGGCATTGTTTGCCGCCGTTACACTAAATGCTGACACATTCGGATTGAATGCTAACGCAACATATCATACCAAGTTCTTCGACAAGGGACTGGTTGCTTTTGAAGATGTTGTGGTCGCAGGCGTGTCAACAGAAGTCTATAACTTTGTTTTGGGTGCAAACACCTTCAACACAGTTAAGGATACAACCACGGGCAAATACACAGCAAGTGCTGGACTATTCAAGCGTACAGACTTGTCCGCTGGATATAAGTTCACATCGCCTTTGGCGAATTTGACCTTGGGTGCCACATACAAGAACTTCAGCAAGAGTGTTTCAAATCTTGCAAGCAACACAGAGGGATTTGCTTTGTTGAACGGTAAGTTCTTCGGCACACAGGCCACTTGGGATGCTCGTTATCGTGCAGATGTGAAGAACCGCACAAACAACACAGAAGCAAATCTGCGTCTTCCATTCGGATTCCAACATCTGAAGTTGGTTCCAGCCCTTGGATATGGTTTCAATGACCTCGGCGCTGACACGATTGCCCAATTCAAAAATGCAAAGCAGTATGCCATTGTTGGAATTGGTTTGGGATATTACACAAAGTATGCTACATTGAATGTTGATTTTTCTCAACTTCGTGATGGCATTCTAACAGCTGGAAATACAACTAACAGTATCTCCGCTGGTCTTTCTGTAAAGTTCTAATAGCCAATTAGTTCTATTCAAAAAAGGACACCGTAAATGGTGTCCTTTTTTATTGTCTTGTTGACAATCCAGAGTTTTTATGTATGATGGTATTCATGATTTTACCATCTAATATTACTCCTTCTCTGTGCTGCATTCATACAGGACTGCAAGAACAGAAGATCAAGTTCAATGTAATGACATATGCCCAATATAAGAAGTTGGGTAAGAAGGAGGCAATGAAAGTTCTCGCTGATCGTTCATTGAACAATATCAAGACTATACATGCCATTCTCAAAGAATGTGGTAAGAATGGTTGGAATTATCGTATCGGTAGCAATGTGTTTCCATTGATGACACACCCCGACCTTGATTTTGGTGTAGATGATTTCTATAATTTCAACGAGATATACGCCGAGTTTAATGCTGCTGCTGCCACAATCAAGCAATACAACATTCGTTGCAGTATGCATCCTGACCAGTTTGTTGTTCCCGCCAGTCCAAATCCAAAGGTAGTAGAGAATTCTATCAGGGACTTGGAACAACATGCTATGATTATGGATATGTTGGACCTACCTCAAACGTATGAGGCTCCCATCAATATTCATATGAATTGTTACAACGATGGAAATTTTGTCGAGGTGATTGATAGATTGGAAAAAGTACACAAGCGACTATCAAAATCTGTGATGGACCGACTTGTTTACGAGAACGAGGACAAGCCGAGAAGCTGGCCCGTATGGCATTTATACGACAAAATGTACAAGCGTATGGGAATTCCAATCACTTTTGACAACTTGCATCATAAATGCAACAGTAATTACAACAACGAGGAGTTTGCATTTAAAATGGCGTTGCAAACTTGGCCGAAAGATGTCGTTCCTCTGTTTCACTTCAGCGAATCTCTTGCTGGCAAGAATCCTCGCGCTCACGCAGATTTCCCCACAATGCTTCCTGATATCTATGCCAATCACAAAGATCCACTGCATCTTGACTTCGAATTCAAGATGAAAGAAGTCGCTATAAATAAGATTTCCCGAGAAAAGTTATTGACAATCTGCGGGTAAAAATACATACTGTATTTCGTTATAAACAACATAACAAAAACAAAAACTAAACATATGACAAAAACAACAAAAACCCAAAATGGTCGCAAGGTAAACACATTCGTCAAGAACAGAAAGTATTCTCTTTCTTTCACACGCCCCGTTGAAGGCGTCAAGGATTTGAGAATGCATCTCAATGTAACGGGTATCAATCCGATTACAAAGCAGATGAACAAGGTTCGTCTTGATGGACGTGCTGTTGCGATTCTTCGCAGAATCCTTGCCAAGTAATATTGGCTTATAAAGGTTATATTATCAATCCCACGGCATAAAAACCGTGGGATTTTTATTGGTTGACATTACACCCCCACTTATCCATAGTTATGGTCTTATGAAGATTGATATACAGTCTATTGATAGAGAGTCATTCATGGTTCATCCACACCGAATCGGTGAAAATGACTGCTTTCTTGTGCAACCGATTCATATCGGTGCTACATGGAACAAGGACAATCTGATTTTTCGTTCTTCTGTATGGGACAATGAAGGCAATCCTATATCCTTGTCATTCAAGAAGTTTTTCAATTGGGATGAAGCTCCCACAATAGATCCCGCCCCATCGGATTTAACTGGATCAACGCTGACGGAAAAGCTTGATGGATCAACTCTTATAATTTCTCGTTACAAAGGTCATACCGTTATTCGTACTCGCGGAACCGTTGATGTACGAAATCAGGAAAATGGTCACGAGATTGATGTATTGCGTGAAAAATACAATAAGTTCTTTGAATTTATCGAAGCACTTGATACAACTCCAGTTTCTTACATCTTTGAGTGGCTGTCTCCTACCAATCGCATTGTGTTGGATTATGGAGATGAACCAGATATGGTTTTGATTGGTGTAATCTTTCATAATGACTATACGCTTATGACACAGGATGGGGTAAGCACTGTTGCTTCACAGCTTCAACTACGTCGTCCCAAGACATACAACTATAACTCTGTGGAAGAAATGAAGCAGAGCGTGGAAGCATTGCGCGATCAGGAAGGACTATGTGTATATTACAACGAAGGTCAGTCTATTCGTAAAGTAAAGTCTGCGCACTATCTGTTTCTACATCGTGCAAAGTCTGAAATATCAAGTATCGACAAGGTGGTTGATGTTTATATTGATTGGTTCATGGATCGTCATACTTTATCACATGAGCCAACGGGATATCCAGAATTCTTTAAGTATCTGACTGAAAAGTTTGACTTTGAGATTGCTACAATGGCAACTGGACATGCATCCAAGATTTGCGATGCTATGGTGGAAGTTAAAAAAATAATGAATGAATTAGTTCTTTTTTCATTTGGTTGTATCAATATTCCTCGTAAGCAAGCAGCGGCTGAGATCTTGGCGACATATAGCAGCACAGATAGAGCATCAATTGTGTTTAAGATGCTTGATGCAAAGTTCATTGGTGCAGATGACTACAAGAAAATCCTATATCAAGTCCTCAAGTAACAATCATCACAAAGCATCCTGCGAGACTAAAACAAATTATGAAACTCGCAGCGATGCTATTCGTGATGCCAAAAGAATACTGATTGAATATCGTTCAGAGAGAACACCGTACAAATGTAGTTACTGCGGATATTGGCATCTTGCCACAAAATATTAATATTTATTTATGATGACAAAAGTACAAGAATATACCGATAAAATCGCCAAGCGCCTTGTAATTGGAGATAAAGTTGTAAGTTCATCGGGAAAAATACTTACCGTTTCGCTTGTTGTTAATAAAGCAAACAAGACTATCATCTTGTTTGACGGAGACATGGAAATAGATGTTGATCCATATTTTCGCTTTGAAAAAGTATTAAAGACATTCAAATAGGTCTTGACTTTTTATATTAAGCGTTCCATAGTTATATCTGAAAGGATATATTATAAATGAATGTAGTTAATCAACCAGTATTATGCCTAAATGGCTTATGGCAAGCTCTCAATACAAAGACTGTCAAGGAAGCCCTTATTGCTATGCTTGGTGGCGCGGATGGAAGCAACCCCGCCGCGCTTGCTATAGACATGAATTTTCCAACCGATGAAGATGGTAATGTTGATTGGGATAGTCCTGAATATGTCCAACCAGTCGATTGGAATACTTGGAAAACATTGCCTGTCAGAGATTATGATCTCGCTATTCATACGTCCAACATGACAATTCGTGCTCCACGAGTAATCATACAACCAAATTACAGCAAAATGCCCGTGGTTACTCCGCGCCCAACAAAAGAAAGCATTCGCAAGCGTGATGGCGGTATTTGCCAATATACTGGTAAGGTATTAAGTTGGAGAGAAGGTAACATAGACCATGTTATTCCACGTACAAAAGGTGGTAGGAACACGTTTGAAAACATGGTATGGTGCCACAAGGACATCAACAGTAGAAAGGCAGATAAGACACCAGATCAGGCAGGACTTAAACTTATTCGCAAGCCAAAGGCTCCGCCTCCTGTCCCAGTCAGTTCAACCATTCAAATTGCACATCATCCAAGTTGGGTTCACTTTTTGGATAATGTCATCGAAGTAAGGGGAGTACTGGCGTCTTGACAAACAACAAGATGCGTGCATAATACACGCATCTTTTTTATTATGGATATATTAGAAACAATATTATTTGTGCTGCTATTCTCCGTTTCTGGATATTTCATTTATGAAATGTTCAAGCTAAACAAGGCATTGATCAAGCAGAACGAAGATCAGAGAAAAGCCTTGGCAGAAGCGGGGAATGCAATCACAGATACATTACGTGTGGCGTTTGATAATCTTAAACGCAATACAGCAGAACACAATAAAATCAATGCAAAACTGAACGAACACAGTTCGAGAATACATAGGATTGAACAACACAACAATCGCAATATCCGAGACGGATTGAAGCGAACAAATATAATTGAAAAGGAAAAAGAAGATGAAAACGAATAATCAAAATTCAGTAAAAATGGTTGAATTTGGAAAGTTGGAGATAGGCAGTAAGTTCTATCTCGGCAATCCAGAAGCACTCACTGAAAATGCGGCGTACACAAAGATAACAAGTCAGAAAGACGGTAATGGCAAATGGGCCAATGCCAAGAATGCTTTTGGGCTTGTAACTTTCGTGCAGTATGATAAAAGAGTGTGGAAGAAGTAACATGAAATCAAAAAAGGCAAAATATATCAAGGTTGTCATCAACACTTGTCACGGAGGATTCAGCCTTTCCCCAAAAGCAATCGAAAAGATTGCTGAACGTAAGGGAAAGAAATGCTATTTCTTCAATACTATTTCTGATAGAGATAAATCTAAATGTACCCCAATCAAAGGATATCCAACGGGTATGTATTGGACCGCTTCATCGACAGACAATCTTGAAGAATTTGATTATACAAAACATAATTTGTCTGATCGACCAGAAAACAGAGCAGACCCAGATTTGGTTGCTGTAGTTGAAGAACTTGGGGAAGAAGCAAACGGAAATTTTGCCGAACTGAAGGTTGTAAAGATCCCATTTGATGTAAAATGGCATATCGGTGAATATGATGGTGCCGAGTGGGTGGCTGAAGATCACAGAACTTGGTCTTGAAAATTTATGGCGTCAAAACTCAAAGAATCGAAACCAAAGACAAAGTCTTTGTTCGATCATGTAAATGAAATCCGCGTTGGCAAAAATCCCAAGTATTTTGAGACTTTGTCTGACGAAGATAAAAAGACTTGGTCGAATTATATGGTATGCAGAGTTTTGAGCATGCAGTCTGGATCTGTTGATCTAATCAACGATATACAATACTATCAGGACAAATTGTCGCCAGAACAATTCTATCAGGTATGTATTGCCGTGATTCCAAAGAAGAAAGTATTTGCTCCTTATGTCAAGCGAGGCACTGAGAAGTATAAACCAGAGCTATTACATTTACTATCTTCGCACTTCAAAGACAGTTGGAGAAATGTATATGAATACATATCACTCTTGACAAAAGACGATCTCAAGTCCATCATACGCCAATACGGTTATACCGAAAAACAAATAGAAGATTTATTAAGCACATGAAAAAAATTATTGGACTTGGTGGGGTGGCAAGATCTGGAAAAGATACCTTCGCTGGTATTTTGTCTCTTAAATTGCTTCAGGCTGGAAAAAAGGTAAGACGAGTGGCATTTGCCGATCCGTTAAAAACTCAAGTGGATGAATTTCTTATCAAGAATTTAGGAATCACCGCATTCACGCCGAACTCAGCTGAGAAGACATTAATTCGTCCCATGCTTGTTTGGTACGGAGATGCCCAACGGAAAAGAACAAATGGGAGATATTGGATTGATATTGCAAAAAAAGCAATTGAAGAATCGGATTATGAGTATTACATAATTACGGATGTAAGATATTCATTTTATGAAAAAGACGAACTCTACTTTTTGAAAAACGAAATGAGCGGAACGCTCTGTCATATCAGCAAATATGAATGGAAATCACAGCCTCAACAGTATGATGATATTACTGGGGTGGTCCATTACAAAGAGTTCGTGGCACCAGCAAATGATCACGAGCAAGAAAATGATCCGAAGATCAAACAATTGTCCGACTATCGCGTGGAATGGCCACACATCAATGATATAAACCCAGACGATTTGTTGTGGAATCCAGAATTAAACGAGCATGTTGACAAGTTTATGGAGAAGATGAGAATAGTTTAAAATTCATCATCTTCGTCTTCATCTTCATCATCCATATCTTCATTGTCTAGATCTTTTTTTAGATTTTGAAAATCTTCTTGTGTTAGTTCAAGCTCGTTTATTATCGCGGTTATCAGAAATGCAAGCTCTTTTTTGTCAAATTTTTGTTGTTTCAAATTTTGGGAAAATTTGACGGTGATAGCTTTTATCAATTGATGTTTAACTCCATCACTTGCACCATAAATTATTCCGGGAATAGGATTTTTGACATCGTGCATATTTGATAATTTTGCAAGTTCCTCTGAAAGCAATTGTTTGTATTCATTTTCATCGGACGCGACATCTTTGATTAATTTTTTTAGATCATCTATGTCTTGTTTTTTCACAATCTTTGCTACCGTGAATGTTTTGAGGACTCCGGTCTTCTGCAAAATATGAGTGAATCCTTGCATATGTTTTTTGTTTGTTCTAAATAAATATAACCTTAAATAGATTGACACCAAGATTTGTTGGTATATAGTGTTTCGAATATGTCAAACCAGTTTTTCCAAGAAGAACCAGAGGTAAAGTCTCAAACACAGGCAGTGGTTCAGGAGCCTGACAAGAAAATGAAGACAGTGAGCTTCAGTCAATATGCCATGTGGCTGAAATGTCCGATGCAATGGAAGCTTTCGTACATAGACAAACTCGCCCCATACGAAGCAAGCATACACACCGTGTTTGGAACTGGTATCCACGAGGCATTGCAAGAATATCTGAGATTATTATATACAGTGGGCACCGCAGAAGCGGATGCTCTCGATACATTTGCTCTATTTAAGAAATCATACGAAGAAGGGTTAAAAGAACTAAAAATCGCGACGGAGGAGCAAATGAAGTTGAGTGAAGACGAGATAGACGAACTTGGTCTCGTTACTCCGCAAACAATAGCTGAGTTTGAAAATGATGGTAAGGTTATATTGGATCATGTGCTCGCATATGCTCAACGCAGCAAGCACTTTCCGAGTAAGAAGTATGAAATTGTGGGCATTGAACTTCCGCTTGAAATTCCATTGAGAGGCGGCACAATATTATATAAAGGATTTCTTGATATTGTATTAAGAGACAAAGATACAAAGAAAATTCTTATTTTGGACTTCAAGACTTCGACCAATGGTTGGAACAAATACCAGAAGGCAGACAGAACCAAAATAGATCAACTGTTGCTTTATAAGCGTTTTTATAATCAGTTGTTCAAGATTCCTATGTCCGAAATAGAGATCGAATTCATGGTACTCAAGAGAAAGCTGCTTGAAAATGTTGAATTCCCACAACAACGTATTCAACGTATTTCTCCACCAGATGGTAAGATGAGCATGAAGGAAGTCGAAACCAGTTTCTTAGATTTTATAAACGAAGGATTTACCAAAGAAGGCGAGTATAATACAGCTCATAAATTCATTAAAAATCCGGGAAAGGCAAGAAAAAATTGCAAGTACTGCATTTTCAAAGACCTTAAAAGCCCAGAAGGTAAATTGTATTGCGACGGTAAAGAAGGCTGATATATAAACAACATCTAGTTTTTATATGAACGGAATATATGATTTCATATATATGTATATAGAGAAAGGTAATATATATGAAATTAAAATCAAATCACGAAACGAGCTTCACTTCTATACACATTTTCAAGGACAAGTACACCTTGTTCAAGGAATCTGGTGTAAGTAGCGGTATGACGCTCCAAAAATTGGTTAATCGCTGCGTTTATTTGTACACGAACGATCCAGACTTTAAAGCAAAGATTGATTCTACAAACGATCTACAAGTAAGCGGTTCTGCATTTTAAAGCATTGACAGAATTGAAATTTAAAACATAATACAACGGTTATATATGGCAAATGGTTATATTCCTCAAAAGGACAGAAAGAAAATCATACTACTGTGCGACGACCTAAGAATGCATTCTGGTATTGCCACAATGGCAAGAGAGTTTGTAACGGGTCTAGCTGGAAAATACAACTGGGTTCAGTTGGCAGGTAGTATTCAACATCCTGAAAAAGGCAAAATATTGAATCTGGACGGTGCTGCCAACCAAATGGCGGGAATCACAGATTCATATGTACGCTTGTATCCCGTAGACGGTTACGGTAATGCTGAAATATTAAACGAGGTCATAAACTTGGAAAAGCCAGATGCATTGATTCACTTCACTGATCCAAGATTTTGGAATTGGCTGTATCAAATGGAGCGTGAACTTCGCCAAAGAATGCCCATAGGATTTTACAGCATATGGGATGATCTTCCATATCCGATGTATAATCGAGCATTCTATGAAAGCTGTGATTGGATTGGCTGCATCAGCAAGCAGACCAAAAACATCGTCGAAGGAGTTCTTGGAACTGCGCTTAATAATCCTACAAAAGTAACATACGTTCCTCATGGTATCAATACCAAGACATTTAGACCATTGACGACTGATCAAGAATTGAAAGAGCTTACTGTACTAAGAAAGCAACTATTCAAGAAAGATTACAATTTCGTGTTGTTCTATAACAACAGAAATATTCGTCGCAAGCAGACATCGACAATAATGCTTGCATATCGCAACTTTTGTGATAATCTAACACCAGAAGAAGCAAAGAAATGTGTGCTATTCATGCACACGACTCCTTCTGACGAGGCAGGTACAGATCTTAATGCATGCAAAACAGCATTTTGTCCAAATTATGATGTGATATTCAGTACAGACAAGATCATGCCAGAGCGTCTGAATCAATACTACAACATTGCGGATGTGACCATTAATCTATCCGACAATGAGGGATTTGGTTTGGGAACTGCGGAAAGCATCGCGGCTGGCACGCCGATTATCGTCACAGTAACTGGCGGATTGCAGGATCAATGCGGATTCACAGATGAAAATGGAAAACCAATTGAATTCAATATTGAATGGGGCACAAATGCCGATGGAAGATACAAGAGTCATGGTACTTGGGCCACTCCGATATTTCCAGCAGCAAGAATGGTTCAGGGTAGTATTCCAACCCCATATATTCTTGCAGATTATGCTCGTTGGGAAGACGCGGCTGTGGCAATGATGCATTGGTATGAAGTTGGAAGAGAAAATCGCAAGGCAAGAGGATTGAAGGGACGCGAGTGGCTAATTGGACCAGATGGTCTCAGTTCGGAAAAAATGTGCGAGAACATGGCGGTTGGTATTGACATGATGTTGGAAAATTGGAAAGGTAGAGAAAAATTCAATATTCATCGCCATGATGAATTCGTAGGGCATAACATGCCAGATAAGAAACTCGGATTCATTCTACCAAAGATCGACAGAGAAGAAGCGCTTAAAAAATTCAACTAATAAAATATTATGGCAAAACCACTAACAACAGACGAAGCAAAAAACAAGATTTATGATCTTACAAAGAGACTATTTGAACTTGAAAAGGACAAGAAGGCAGAAATGAAGAGTTATGCCGAAGAAGATAAGGAACTGAAGAATGAAATTCAGGATACCTATGAAAAAAAGGACTTGAAGGCAATTTCAGAAGAAGCTGCCAAGGGTCGTGTCTTTGAAGCAACAAAGAAGCGTCTTGAAATTGCCAAGGAAAAGAAAGCCAAGGCACAAGAATACAAGGACGAGATCAGCGATGTGGTCAGTGAAATATTCGCTGTTTTCGCGGAGCAGGACGATCAAAATACAGCGGGAACAAATCCATAATAAAACAAAAAAAGGTTATAAATGAGCAACGAAATTAAACCAGTGTGTGTACTTCAGGGTCCAGTGGCATCTCGCTCTGGATATGGTGATCATACATTTCAAATTGCCACGGCTTTAATCAACTGGGGGAAATTTGATGTGAAAATCGTTCCCATGCGATGGGGAGTTTGCCCAAACACAATGTTGGATGATGAAAGCCGTCCAATGGTCAAAGAGGTAAAGAGCAAAATAATCAACAGATTGACTGAACAGCCAGATCTATTCGTTCAGGTATCTATACCAAATGAATTCAGACCAATAGGAAAATACAATGTGGGTATAACTGCCGGAATAGAAAGCACCGTTCCAAAGCCAGAGTGGGTAGAAGGTCTTAATAGAATGAACCTTAACATCGTCCCTTCAAACTTTTCAAAAGAGATATTTATTAGGGCATCATACGAAAAGAAATTGGAAAACGGAACATCTGAGAAAATTACATTGAATAGACCAATTGAAGTTGCGTTTGAAGGTGTTGATACAAGTGTATACAAGAAAACATCAGAACCGTCGGAAGGAATAGACACGGCATTAAATGCGATAGGTGAGGATTTTTGCTTTTTAATGGTTGGCCATTGGCTGCAAGGTGATCTTGGTGCGGACAGAAAAGACATCGGAATGCTTGTAAAAGTTTTCAGCGAGGTGTTCAAGAACAAGAAAAACAAGCCAGCCCTTGTATTGAAGACTAGCGGTGCAACATTCTCCAAGATGGATAGGACTGATATCTTGAAAAAGATACATGACATACGTCAAAATATGTCCGGAGATCTTCCAAATGTATATTTGATTCACGGAGAATTGGATCCAATTGAGCTTAATAGACTATACAATCATCCAAAGATAAAGGCTCATGTAAGTTTCACACATGGTGAAGGGTTTGGTCGTCCATTGTTGGAAGCCACATTGAGTGGAAAGCCGTTGCTTGCTTCTGGATGGAGCGGACAGCTTGACTTCCTACCAACCGAATTGGCAAATTTGTTGCCCGGTGCCATAGACCATGTTCCTCAAAGCGCATGCAACGATTGGTTAATAAAAGAAGCAAAATGGTTTACCATAAATTATAGTGTGGCCGCTCAAAAATTGGAAGATATGTTTGAAAATTACATAAAATATATTCCAAATGCCGAGAAACTGCGCATCCAAAATTCTGAAAAATTCACACTGGAAAACGGAAATAAAGTACTGATAGACATTTTGGAAAAAAATATTCCTTCATTTGAAAAGAAGGTCGCAATCACATTGCCAAAATTCAAGAAAGTTTCAGCATCAACAGTAGGATGAAAATAAGTTATTTAGTAACTTGCAAGAATGAGACACGCGAGCTTCTTGAACTGATCGAGAAGCTCAAAACTCATCTCGACACCAATGCCCCCAGCGATGAAGTCGTCATTCTTGATGACTTCTCGGACAACGAGGATACAAAAAAGATATTGGATAATGCAAGAACGTATGGGTTTACTGTAATACAACATGCCCTAAATAAGAACTTTGCCGAGCATAAAAATTACGGTGGAAAACGCTGCGTTGGAGATTATATTGTCCAACTTGATGCGGATGAGTATTTGTGGCCAAGCTTTTTGACGGATATGCAAGAGTTACTTAAAGCAAATCCAACGGTGGAATTGTATAGAGTTCCACGTGTGAATATTGTCCGTGGCGCAACAGAGCAAGATGCAATAACATGGGGATGGCATCTAAGCAAATTGCCACAGTTTGGAGAGCATCCAATCATAAATTGGAATCACGGCGACTATCAGTCTCGTATATACAAAAATAGCCTAAAGATTCAATGGCACAAACCATTGCATGAAACAATAACTGGTGCCACTGTCACGGCAAATTTGCCAAAAGAAGTCGAGTGGTCTATTATTCACGACAAGACAATTGACCGTCAACGTGCACAAAATATGTTCTACAACAAGAACTGGTCCAGAGATGCCAACATGGGGCGTGGATAATATGGACAGATTAACGGAACTTGGATTGAAATATAACACGGATAAAGCCACTGGGCATGGCTTTACTGAATTCTACTATCCATATTTGGAAAAATACATAAATCCATCCATTCTTGAAATAGGAATTTATGACGGTGCTTCGTTGAAAATGTGGGAAGAATTTTATGGCAACCCAAGCATAATTGGAGTGGATATTCTCGACAAGAAGCAATATGATAGCCAATATACCAGAACAGTGATTGCAGATCAAAAAAATCCAAAGGACATCTTGGAAAAATGTACAGCATTAATTCCAGAATATGATATCATCATAGATGATGGCAGTCACATGATCGATCATCAAATATCATCCTTCGCGACTTTGTTTCCATGTTTGAAATCCAAGGGAGTCTATATTATCGAAGATTTGCATACCTCTTTTTTGGGAAAACAATATAATCCCAGTGGAGATCCAGTAACAACATATGATTTTTTGTATAGGATTTTCAAAAAATTTGATGTGCAGACACCATTTGCAGATGAAAAGCAGATAAGTTATTTGGCTGAAAATTTTGAATCCGCAAAAATATTTCAATTGCACGAAAAAGATTTTTTCCATAGCATCACAAGTGTAATAGTCAAAAAATGAACAGCTGCGCATTCAACGGTAGACTTGGTAATAACATGTTTCAGATTGCCGCCACACTCTCTGTGGCAAAAAAATCCGGAGACGATGTAATATTTCCTCACACCACATATGCAGGACACAGGGGAACAAGACCTGTTGACCTAAGTATGTTTGGATATAATTTTCCGCGAGGAGAGTTGCCACAAGAAAACACCAGACACGAGGAAAAGGAAGATGTTTACTTTCCAATTCCAAATCTGAAAAATCTAACTTTGAATGGATTTTATCAGTCATATGAATATTTTGATGACATTAGGGAAGATTTGATATACAAATACTTCGTTCCAAACGATGAGATATACGAAAGAATATCGACCTTGGAAATGTCTATAAATGCCGCAGGCGTCAGTGTTCGTCGTGGCGACTATTTGATGTTGCAGCAAAATCACTGTGTGCTTGCAGAAAAATATTACAACGAGGCACTTGAAAGGTATTGTCAACATTGCGACCAATTGTTTGTATTTTCAGACGATTTTGATTGGTGTAAGAGAATGTTTGGAAAACATGTTGTATATGTGGAAGGTGACGCTGGGTCTCAATTGTTTCTTATGTCCAGAATGCCAAATCTTGTGCTTTCCAACAGCACGTTTGCTTGGTGGGGAGCATATCTGAATACCCGAGGTGGTAACATCGTTATACCAGATCCGTGGTATGGTCCAAATTATGATGGCAGAGGCAAGGGGTTGTATTATCCATCTTGGAAGGTGCTGAAGCATGAAAGAAAATTGCAACCTTGGCAACCAACGCAAAACATGTATAATTGATGACATGAAACATGTTGTATTCAGTATTTTTATCTTTCCTTGGGAAATAGATGGCTTGGAAAGAATACTCATAAACTTGAAGGAGGCATCATGTTTTCGGTCAGGTGACACGAAATACACACTATCCATCACAATGGATGCGTCCGATGATCATAGAGTGAGATGGGAAGAATCAAAAATTCCAAAACAATTTTTCATAGATAAGTTTGAAAACCTAAAAGTTCTTTGCAATTGGTGCGATTTGGACTTCGACATCAATCATAATTTAAATTGCTTTGGCAGCGCGGCGAAACGCAGAAATGACAGCATCAAATACAAGAACAAATGTGATTTATTTGTATGGCTGGACCCCGACATGTATTTTCCGATGCATATTTTACAGGTCGTTGAGGTAGCGATTAAACAAATTTCTGAAAAAAATTACATCATCACACCAGAACTTATACGATACTGGGATTCTTCTTGGGACATCATAACCAATAAAAAATATTTAAAAGAACCGCATAATCATAGAGATTACTTCGATATGTATTCTATAAATCAAGTGGCTCAGGAATTGGACTCACCTTATATAGAAAAAATATCATCCATAAAGTTTGGCGGAGGGTGGTTCACGTGCATATCCCACGATTTGCTACAAGCAGCAACGGTGCCAGACTTTATAGGACCGTATGGACCAGACGATACATGGTTGACGGCATTTTCATTGAATTACAAATCAGCAAACGCATCTCAATATGTCATGCGAAACGTGGTTGTGACGGAGATTGGCAAAAAATATATAGTCGAAAATCATTATAATAAATACATTCATTTTAATCCCATTGACATTGATGTACATAAGAGTAAAGTGTGGGAACAATTCAGCGGAAAGCTTCAAGAACATATTTCGAAAATATCATGAAAATTTCACTATCTAATGTAATTTTGGACTGCATATCAACTTCGCATATAGAACATATTCATCCAGATGCGAATCAATGGTTCCATTTGGAATCTGGAAAAGAACATTATAGACTATTGATACATCTTGGGTATTGCTTTGACAACATTCAAATATCTGACATTGGAACGTACCGAGGCGCGTCGGCAATCGCATTATCCCAGAATAAGAATAATAAAGTTCTCAGCTTGGACGTTGGAGTATTCAGAAATGACATACCATCAAGCAACATAGAGTTTTGCATTGGGGACTTCAAGACCGATCAGCGAATACAATCTGAAATTCTGAAGTCGGAGTTCATATTCTTGGACATCGACCATCTTTATCACAACGAAATATGGTTCTATAATTTCCTAGTGGAAAACAATTGGAAAGGAATAATGATGTGTGATGACATACATCTTAGCGAGGAAATGGAAAGATTTTGGTCTGAAATAAAGCATGAAAAATATGATATAACACAATATGGTCATTTTTCTGGCACGGGAATTGTATTTTTTAACAACAACATTAATTTAAACTTGACATGATACACGGATTTACACACTACAAGGGATTCAGAGCGGCACAACATGAGCATTTTGGACATGTGATTGGCCCATTTTTGGAGGAGCAAAAATTTGACATCATCATTGAAATTGGAACACTCAATGGAGGATTAACAAGATATCTGAGAGATGCATCGCCAAACTCAAGAATTGTTAGTTATGATATATCCACGCAAGAAGAACACCCCAAACTGATCGAATGTGGGATAGAGGTGAAAATAGTCAATATTTTTGGAGAAAACGAGGTAAACAACCAAGAAGCACTTGAGATATTGAACTCGAATGGAAAAAAATTGATCATGTGTGATGGTGGAAACAAAGCAGCGGAATTTAATACACTTTCTCAATACATGAAATCTGGAGATTTCATCATGGGACATGATTATTCTAAATCTTCAACCTTTTTTAATGAGCATATTAGGGGAAAAGTGTGGGATTGGTTGGAATTGCAGGAATCTCAAATATCCGAAGTATGTTCCAAATACGGGCTGGTTGATCATCAGTCGGATCTATTTCAATCGATAGCGTGGGTGTGTAAGAGAAAAGAATGATATGGAAAATTACACCAGCGAAGATTATGTCATGGATGGTGGTCACGGCCCATGGAAAAAACATTCCACGGTTATTCTGTTGGAAGAATATGAATCTTTGATACATGGAAATGTATTGGACATAGGATGTAATACTGGAGGGATAACCTATTGGTTGGGGAAAAACGAGAAGGTGACATCCATAACTGGTGTGGATATAAACGAAAAAGTCAAAGAAACTTTTGAAAAAAATTTAAAAGAAATTTCAATCCCATTCAAATTTATTTGTGCCAATTTGGTGGAGACAAAGATAGATGACATGACGTATGATACTGCAATTTCATTTCATGTGATCGAACATATCATTGAGAAACATTCAGATGCATTCATAAGGAACTCAACGGCTGGTTTGAAGTCTGGAGGACATTTGGTTGTAAGCATCCCATACATGAAAGCATACCAAGATCCTCACCATAGAAGCTTTTATACTCCAGAAAAGCTTGCGAAATTAATGGAAAGAAATGATTTTGAAACTATAAAGTGTGAACATTGCGAACAAGATCCAAGATGGACAGAAAAACACTTGATCAATGCTTTATTCGTAAAAAAATGAAAATAACATCCGTTATAAACTATTGTACTATCGACCACATGTTCTTGAAACCATGTGTGGATGGAGTTTTACCTTTCTCCGAAAAAGTTATTGTGGCATATTGCGATCATTTCTTGGATGGAACATCGGAAAACAGAGAACTTATAAACAAGGGAATTGCGGAGAATCCAAAGGCGGAATTCATAGAATTTGAATATGATCCATCCCAAAGTTCCAGATGGCACCATAATGCATGCCGAAAGCTGGGAATAATGAGCGCTCCAGAAGACACTGATTATTTCATGTTTCTTGATGTGGACGAAGTGATTGAACCAGATAAATTCATCAGATGGTGGTCGCAACAGCAGAATGATCTAAAACAAAGCTATAGATTGGCGTGTTATTGGTATTTTAGGGAATTCAAATACAGACTCAAGGCTTGGGAAGAGGCAATAGCATTGGTAAAATCGGGTCCATTAACTCAAAACGACAATATTATTTTTCATCAGGAAGAGCGAAAGGCGATGTTTTGGTGTCTCCCAGAAGAAATGAGAATGGACAAATGCAAATTGGATGGATTTCCATTCTCTCATCACTTTTCATGGGTACGTTCCAAGGAAGGAATGCTAAAAAAGGTAAAATCATGGGGCCATAACAAGGATCTTGATTGGTCTGTGCTTGTGGAAAAAGAATTTGAACAACCATTCAGAGGCAAAGATGTCATCTTTGGAGACAGAGAATATGATATCGTTGAACCATATTTGAAAATTCCAATAACATGAAAGTAATATACAGATTTAGCGACAGAGGATATCCAAAACAAAAGCTTCCAATTGTAAACAACGAGAATTGTTTTAGGAACTTCTGCGTAAATTTCCTGAATAGAGATCTGTCGGATCTTGTGTTGATAAGAGACAATTGCAATTCATCCACGCATACACAGTTTGATTCCGTTGTTAAGCAAATAAATTTTGGAGCATGCCCAATCGTCATTGACACAAACAATGGAAATGCGGGATCGTTCAAGTTTGCATTGGAATATGCCATTCAGAATTTTGATGAGAATGAAATCGTGTATTTTGTTGAAGGCGACTATATCCACGATGTTGGTTCAAAAGAAATGCTATTGGAAGGATATAATCTATTGGATGTTATGGTAGAATATGTCACTTTATATGCGCACCCAGACAAAGAAATGGAAGAGGGAATTAAGTCGGAGTATATCTTCAGATCAAAGAGCGGATATTGGAGAACGGCAGACAGCACTACTATGACATTTTCGGCAAGAGTAAAGACTCTTAAGGAAGACAAGGGAATATTCGACAAATGGATTTCTGGAGTGCATCCCAACGATCACCAGATGTTTTTGGAACTGAGATCGAAGGAGAGATTGCTTGTTTCTCCTATGCCGGGGTATTCCACACACGGAGAAACAAAATGGCTGAGTCCATTCAAAAATTGGAATAAGATATTGTCAGAGTCCATTTTATGAATATAATACAAATAGGTACTAATAATGGTATTGATCTTGTCAATGAATTCCTACACTCGATTAAAAATTCATTGAAATTGGCGGTTTTGATTGAACCAATGCCGCCGTTAATAGAAGCGCTGAAGGACACATACAAGAATCTGCCACAAGCGGTGATAGAAAATATCGGAATAGTGGATGATCCTACTATTAAAAGTATGCCGTTCTACTATCAATTGAACAGCAACTATGAGACCAGTTCATTCAGAAAAGAGCATTTGTTGGAACTAGGATGCAAGCCAAAGGACATGGGAACATTGGAGGTGCCTGTGCTTACTTTTGCGGCATTGATGGAAAAGTACAATTTGAACGAACTTGACCATCTCTTCATTGATGCTGAAGGATATGACTATAGGATAATAAAAAGCATCGACTTTGCCAAGTATAAGATAAAAGAAATGACATTTGAGTGCAGCCACGTCGATGGTACGAACAAAAGAGGACAAAAGTTGGATGATCTAGCCGAGTATCTTACATCCATTGGATACAAAGTGTCATCTCTTCAAGGCCCAAACGCAACTGCAAAGCTATTATAGCTTGACTCTTGTGTACCTTTGGTGCATATTCACCAATTGTTATGGCGAATATATCATACAGTCTTTTTACTTCATTGAAACAACCGAAGGAATAATTTTATGACAAAACAAAAGAAGCCGTTTGCATATTATCTCACATTTGCATTTGCAATAATCGCATTACCATTGGCAATATCTGGGTTGTTGGCGCTTAAAGTTCAATGGATGAATGATACCCTACTTTCTGACATAATAAAGACTGCAAGTAATGGCTTGATGATTATGATAGAGCTAACTCTTATATCCGATGTATTCAAATATGATGCAGGATATACCGAAGTGGTGACCACAGAATATAAACTATTTAAATGCAGAGAATCTGGGGACAGTGATCATTTCATGATGTTTGCCGACAGCGAAGAGGAGCTACAATTGTATTTTGACACGGTGCATCCAAATAAAAAATTCCTGATTGAAGAAGCTCAGATGAATGCAAAAAGCATTAATATGAAAATTTTAAATGGGGATGTAGAATACGAAGAAGATGAAAACAGCGACATTCATTCTAAATCATAATCTACCCGATTATACAGACATGTTGTACGAGTCGCTCAAGCCGTATGAGCGATATGATTACGACTTGTTTGTAATCGACAATGGTTCAACACCAGAAGGCAAGAGCAAGCATACTTCGTTTGAATTAGGTGAGAATGTGTATTTTGGTGGCGGATTTAACGCCGCTATGCAATATACATTGGAAAATGAACAATATGACAGCATGCTTTTTCTTAACAACGATCTCACGGTTCATCCATATCACTTTGTAAGATCTCTGAGAGAAGAAATGTTTGAGGAAATATTTGCAGGTAAATGGGGAAGTCAAGAAACAAAGTATGACATTGTGTCTCCTTCGTTTTATAACGTTGAACCAAAGGGGCAGTGCCATTGGAAAAGCATGCATAGTTGGAGCGCGAGAGATATTAGACCAGTTGATTATATTGATTTTCAATGTCCATTAATCAGTAGGAGATTGCTCGCGGAAGTAAAAAAGATAGACGAGGATCTGATGTATGGTTGGGGCATTTGTTTTTACTTTGCACTTGTAGCAAGAAACAATGGTTGGAAGCTTGGTATGGTTGATCGCTGTTGTGTATTACATCACAATTCACTCACGGTAAAAAAAGGAGTGGCGGGACTTGATATACCAACCTATTGCATGAGAGCGGAAACTGGACAGAATAATTTCTTCTCAAAGAAAAATCTGTTGAGAGAATATATTGAATTACGAAAGAAAGCGGAGACATATGTATACAACTGAAATACAGCTTGAGTTTGATTTTATAAAACCAGAGCAGATGGATTTAAAAATAAATTATTCATCTGATATATTGCTGAACACCAGTCTGTATGTACCGCCTGCATACACCGTATCTTTTTACAAAGATAGAACCAAAGTCGGAGAACTGGATTGGAATGATGGCACTATGAAGTTTGAGGGTGATGCAGAAGAAAGCGCACAACTTTTCTTTGATGAAGTCATTAAGAGATATGTTCAAGCTCAACTTGATTTGAAAAATGACAGCGGATGGAAATCATGAGTGAACATCTATACACTTGGATCATTAACAGCTACAAATCGCTGCCATATTTGAAATTGGCGGTTGAGTCTATACGTGATAATGCGTATCACAAGAACCAGCCTATCATTGTTTATACGGAGAATGACACAGAAACTCGTGATTGGCTACTCTCACAATCTGATATACAGTGTATTTATGAAGATAACAAAGTGCCGAAAGGCATAGGAGGAGGAGTAAATGAAGCAATTAAACAAGTCAAAACAGAGTACTTTAACCTCATTCACAGTGACATGTATATTAGTCGCTATTATGACAAGCCTTTGTTTGATATTGTATCCAATACTGAAAAGCCTATATTAGCGTGTGCTTGGCGTCTTGAACCCAACATATTCAACAATACAGATAGACTCGGTACAATATTTGCTCCTCCAGATACAACGGAGGGATTTGGGGCATACTACCACGATTTCAAAAAGAATGAGTTCTTGGATTGGGTAGATTATTCATTTGCAGGATCAAACGCACCGAACTTTAGAAAAGTAGAAGGTGTATCTTATATGATGCGTACAAAGTATTTCATTCCAAACGATGAACGCTTTGCACCAAGTTCATTTGAAGATCATATGCAGAGTGTGCTTATGCAGTTGCATGGATATGACTTTGTTGTAACTGGTAAAGCATTGACTTGGCACTTTGGAGCACGCAGCAGTCATTTCCTTGGTCAACATGATAAGTTGACTGGAACATCCGATAGACAAAAGATAAGCGAACAGAAAAACTTTAAAACATGGTTGACATTGTGGGGAGAACCGCCATCATATGATGAATATGGTTTCATCAAAGTGACCGACGAGATGCGAAGAAGGTACAATCAAAATAAATCTATTTATCATAATCAACTATGAGCCAAACATATTCAATCGCTTGCACTCAATGTAAATGTCACCTGTGGATTGCTCAATCTTCGGTATACACTGACATCCGCGTATATACCAAAAAAGAGTACATGGATGCCCTTCAAGCATTTCTGTATGAACATCGAAAACATCCTCTCGTATTTGATGACAACTGTGAAAGTCAAATGTGCTATGAGCGTTGGAAAGAAATAGAAGTTACTGAAGAAATTAAAAAATATGACAGAAGCCGCTAGAAAGTATTTTGAGTTATACTACAAGTTACAGCGTTGTATAGACGAGGATTCTCCTCGCGCCAAGATCAATCAGATCAAGGAAGAAATGCACGAGCATTTTAACAGCATGACTGAAAAGGAAAAGCAGATGCTTGATATTGTTGGAATCGACCACGGGAAAATATGAAATACACGACCAAAGACATTTCAATTATAATGCCGTCGTATAATACATTGAATTATACGCTGATGGCATATAGGAGCCTACGAGATTATTATCCAGAGAACGAGATCATTGTGATGGATGACGGTAGTGAAGATCAAAGCGCAGAGTATTTTGAACTACAGCTTCACTTGGATGATAACTTGAGATTTTGGGCAAATAAAACTGGAAACATTCTTGGTCACACCATAACGTATGATATGGGAATCAAGATGGCAAAGAATCCTCTTGTTACCATTTTTCACAGTGATATGATATGCACTAAGAACTATTTGGCTAATCTGTTGAAGCATTGGAATGAAAAGACAGTTGTATGTGCCACCCGCATTGAACCAGAGGGTATTTATCCATCTGGAAAAGAGAAGATTCTGAAGCCTTTTGGTCTTGAATACTTCGATTTCAAATACAAGGACTTTCTAACATTTGTTGAGCAGGAAGAAAAAGATCGCAAGGATCAAACATCAAATGGAATATTTGCTCCTTGGTTGATAAGCAAAGAAGACTTCTTGGCCATTGGTGGACATGATGCAAAGAGTTTTGCTCCATACCCAGAAGAAGATGCCGACTTGTTTCTTCGCTTTCATTTAGCTGGATACAAGATGATTCAAAGCAGAGATAGCCTATGTTGGCATTGGATCAGCAGAGGACACAGAAGCTGGGCAAAAAATGGTGTGGGCAAAGACGATGATATGTTCAAGTTCTATCAGAACAGAGCAAGACGTAACTATCTTCGCAAATGGCATCGTTGGATGATGTTTGATGAAAACCATCACCCAATCAAGCATCCTGTATACAATATCGGCTTCGTATTGACAAACGTCTTATCTGAAGACTTTCTGCATTTTGTTGAACCTTGGGCAACCAATATCTTTGTAGACAATATGGTTTGTGCTGAAAGATACATAGAAAAAGAGCAGCCAACCACGAAGATTGATTTAAAAAAGCGAGTACTCAATCATGGATACATTGAGGAGGTAAATAACGACATCTTGTTGTATTTCAGTCAAGATGATTTCATGCGAGATGGAAGTAGCAATTCCGCCATTCTTATGAAACTTACTGATATTTTATCTGAAGATGGTGTGGAAAACAATTCCGAGTTTGAGCTTGGTGCATTCAAGATGAAGACCAAAGTTGTAAGAGATATTAGCGCGGACCTTATCAAGATATGAATCGAGTAAATCTTTTTATATTCATTGTTACTCATGTAAAACAGCTTGGTGGAAATGGAAGAGGGGTCGTGATCGTTCGTAGCACTCCGTTGCAACAAGTAATATCGGAGTTTGATCAGTTCTTACAATCCGAGCAAACACGTCAACATTTTCAATACAGCAAGGAAATTGATCCAAATTTTCCAGATATGGTCATATATAATGCTCTAGAAGGAGAAGAACATATCGTATTTGGAAAAAACGAGGAAGGATGGAAAGGTGATTATGGCTTGACACACACGGATGTCGTTGTCAGCATACATTAGTTTATATTATGAATATTGTAAAAAATAATGCGGTTCAATACCATTTAAAGAAAGTCGATGGTCTTAATGTCCCTCAACGTGCCAATACAACGGACGCAGGTTATGATGTTATCGCAACAACTGCTCCTAAAATTGTTGGTGAAGAAATCGGAGGGGGATATTACAAGCGCATCGATTATATCGAATACGAAACAAATTTATATATTGCTCCTCAAAGCACATACTCACAGTCCACGTATGAAACAAAAAATTTTCACACAGACTTGCGTCCGAGAAGTAGTATCAGCAAATACAATCTTGTGCTCGCCAATTCTATTGGACTCATAGATCGAGGATATAGAAATCAAGTTCTAGTTCGTTTTAAGTATATCTGGCAACCGGAGGATTATATTCTTGAAAATGGTATGCTGATGGGAAGTGTGAACAAAGGAAAGATATACAATAACGGCGACAAGATTTGTCAGCTTGTTCCGATGGAAACTTTGAATATTGAATTCGTCAAAGTTGACAACCTTGACACCAATGATCGTGGTGGTGGATTTGGGTCTACAGACAAGATTAAATCATTTGAAAAGTTGACACAGCCTTCATATACAAAATTCAACCTAAAAAGGCCGAGCACGATTAAAAATTTCTTCTCAGAAAATAAAGTAAGCCAAGGAATTAATCCGGGATTTGTGGAAACACATCTCGCAAATTTTCACGGAGAAATATATGAATTTGAAGAGGGAAATGGAAAAGGGCTATGTGTTGTTGACGAATCTGGCACAGTTCATCCTACCTCAAAAATATTAATGTTAACGAAGACGTGACGTTTTTATTTTTTTTATATATTTATACCTGTAAAGTTTATTGCACACTAATATGAGCAAAAATAACGACAGATATAAAGAAGACTATACAAATATAGATATAGAAGAGTTGGATGAAATTGAAACTGAGAAGTTTCAGAAGTTTCGCCCCAAGAAAAAAGAAAAGAATAAGCCGAAGCACAAAGACGCTCAACGAGAAGAAGATGAGCGTCGATGACAAGTGTGTGAATTATCTTGAACTGTTCCGTGATGAAAAATATCTGGAACTTTCAGAACTATTGGAAAAAGAAAACGCCGCTGTAGTAGCGGCGTTTTGTTATTACTTGTCGAAGTATGAAGGAGTTCACCATCTGAACTTCCTTCGACATCTTCTTCAGCGGCGCTGATAGATAACTCCCCAATCGGCCAGTCTAATGTCTCCGCCAGCATATGACATGCTGCTTTGTAGGCTTTCTGTCATTTCCTTGAGTTTCTGTTCGTATGTAAATCCATTACATTCGAGACTAACAAGCCTTCCTTCAACGTGAACATTTGCTCCTTTGTTGATTGCGGAAGCAGATCCGAAATACTGTTTGTACGTTTTGGTTCCAGATGCATCCTTTACGGTTTCTGAGGGTGAATCGACACAGGCGGCGAACACACTTCCCACCATAACCATTCCACCCCCAGAACGAATTGCTTTTGCAACATCGCCATTCATTCTAATACCACCATCCGCAACAAGAGGCTTTCTGGCAGCAGCAGAACATTCAAGCATGCAACTAAACATAGGCAGTCCAAAACCAGTTTGCCCATATGTTGTACAAGCATCGCCTTGGGCAATACCAACCTTGATAGAATCTGCTCCCCAATTTTCAAGATCAACAACTGCGGCGGGGGTTGCTACATTACCAGCAATGATGAATGGCTTTTCAATAGAACAAATGTCGCTGCGATACATTCTTAGAATATATGACAGCATCTCTTTCATTCTGATGCTGTGCGCGTGAGCAATATCAATCGTGATATAATCAATTCTGAGATTTGTCTTGATGCAATATTCAATCAAGTCCATGTCTTCTTGTTTTACGCCAAGGCTGATACTGATATTCTTCCAGTTCTCTTCATTCGCCTTTACAATGAAGTTGATATTATCTGTATTAGGACTATCATAATGATTGGCGTTAAAACGATGCATTACATAAAAGTAATCATTATCGCTCATCCATTTCGCCAACTTTGTGTCGATAGTACATTTCATATTGGCTGGAGTTACTGGGAGTTTGAACTTCTTCGGCCCAAACTGTACAGAAACATCGGCTTCTGATCTTGAGTGGTACTTTGAGTACTGCGGTTTTAGGAATACATCCTGATACGATAGATATTGTGCTTTTTGCATATATAGTTTTTATAAAATAACCGTGA